CGGAACCATTCGTTCCAGATCAGGTTGTAAGCGCGGAACGGGAGAGCGTTGGTGGCGATGGTAGCGCCGGCCCCAATCTGGCCGGCGGTCGGCAGGCCGAAGTAATCGCCGAGGCTGGCCTCGGCCCAACCGCCACTTGGCGAGCTGACGGTCGGCAAAGTGTAGTCGATGGACGAAAGGGGCTGCGTGCGCTCGCCCATGAACTTCTGCCAGTTGTCCCACAGCAGGCGGTTGGGGACGAAGAAGTAGAAGGTGTCGAGGTACAGATTATCGATGATCGGAACGATGGGCGTCGCCAGGCGGGCGAACATGGTCGCCGACAGATTGAACGAGTCGCCCGGGAGGACTTCCTCGACATACACCGGAACCAGTACGCCAGAATCCAACGTCGTTTTGTACGAGGATTCGATCTTGAAACCGGAGCGGGGAATATCCGCTCGCGGGACCATGGAGAACTGGTGGACGTTAACGGACTGGTTCCGGTGCATGGTTTACGCCTTGATGATTAGATCTTTGCCGACAGCCACCTGGGCGGGGCGAGTCGTGTCGAACTCGCCAGTCTGGTCGTCGTATTCGCCCAGGAGATAGAGGTCGAAATCTTCCGGATGCTTGGCGAGCTGGTTGTTCTCGGCAGGCCGGTTGATTTCATCAGAGAAGGAACGGACGGCGCCACCAACGGAGGTGGCATAGAACGGTTGCCCGTAGGCATCGATTGCGCGGTCGCGCACGGTGAAGATCTTATATCGCATGGGACTTTGCTTCCTTATACCGGGAGTGTTTAGCCAGGGCGCAGCGCTCACGCACAGCGAGCCTGGCCGCGGTATTGTCCGGGGAAGCTAGAGCCTTTTCAACGGCTCTTTCTTGGAGATCTTCGTAAGCCTCGGGGTTAATTGAGTCCAAGATATTTTTGAACCGATCCGGGATACGGAACCGCGAATCTTGCGCGTAGCACGCGCCATGAGCGAACACCTCCGGGTAATACCGACGTATCCAAGCGTCGCCCAAGCCTGGGCGGAGGGACATTCGACCATAGGGAGCCTTTAGGGACATGAGTTCGCCGGTGTCCGGGTCGAGCCATTTGGGAGGCGAGCAGTCTTTGAGGACGTAGCCGGCACAGTAGCGGGCGGATTGCGGGGTAACGGTTCCGATTTCGTGCAGGCCTCGGCCCCATAGGCGGTCGAGGGTGGCACTTTTGAATACTGGATAGCCACGCCGCACGCTGAAACGGTCGACATCAGGAAGATTGAGGCCGAACAGTAGAGCGTGATAGTGCGGGCGTTTAGTTTGCTCGCCATATTCGCCGCACATGAGGTAACGGAAAGGCCCCAGGGCGCGACGAACGCGCTTAGCGAACAGCTGCCAGTCCCGGTGGCGCAGTTCGCCCCTGGGGGGAAGGTGCGCGTCGTCGTAAGTGAGCGTAAGGAACCAGTTGTGAGGCGAGAGAGAAGCTTCCGCCAGGCAACGAAAGGACCACATTTGCTGGCGGTTGATCCTGCAGCCGATGCATTGGCCGCAGGGTATTTCGATCTCACGGTGATCTTTCTTTTCGGAGAATTGAACAGGGCCTCCGTCCGGTGGCTTCCAGCAAGTGACCGGACGGAAACAAGGCATGGCCCATTACAGGCGGATGCCGCCACGCATCGGAGCGGCCTTCATATTCGGGGCCTTGGTCCGCTGAGACTTAGCGCGGAACGAGCGGGCGGAGGCGGACTTATTGACGCTGAAACGACGCATTGCAACTCCCGTGCCAAGTGCCTGTGGATAACCTGTGGATAACCTGTGGATAACTTTAATAAATAGCTTGACAAGGTGCAAGCAGACCGTGAGATCATTCTTTTTAGCGCTTCGCCGGGAGCGCGCCCCAAAGCAGGCGCTCCACCGGCAAAGCGCATAAGAGCAGCAGCAATAGCTGCTTTTTTTTTGGGCGGGACAATTCCCCCCAAACCCCCCATTTTTAGAGGTGACGGTGTCACCTAGCACAGTTAGGAACAAGGATCTAACTGTGCGGCTTTCGGAGAAAGCAAGAGAACGGAGGGGTTACCCCCGAGGGTCCACCGGACGCGACGAGCGTACAAGTACGCTCGCGTCCCGTGGACTTCGGGGATAACCGGAGGGAGAGTAGGAGCGCGGCGGGTGGGCCGCTTGAGCTCTTTTAGATGGACCAGAAGCGGAACGCGGCCCATGCGCCGCGCGGAACTAAGAGGCCGGAGGGTTTAGCAATGAGAAGGAAGGAGAGACAGAATGGAGCGGAGCAAGAGCAGGAAGAAGCGCCCGAGCAGGCGTATCGGATCACCTGGTCACATGGAGACTTCGCCAGGGGAAGGTGGGTCGTCTGCCAAATGGTGCAGTACGCCAGAAGCGAGAGCTTGGCAGTTAACCAAGCCCTCGCGAAAATCCGATTCGACTACCCAAACGGAGTCGTTACTGCCTGCGAGCCTGTTATTTCTAGGTCGCCGGTGACGGCTCGGGCGGGAGGGCAGGAGCCAGACCCCACTCGCGGAGCTTCGGGAGGTTAGCGGAGTCGGAACAGAAGTCAGCAAACGCGCCGGGATCATTGTTGAACTCAGCGCGGATGCTGGAGGGGATAGCCAAGAAATTGGCTTCGGCACGACGGACGGCTTCGATGGCCGTGCGGTAATCGTCGATGCCAGAGAAATCGCCGTATTCGGGGAGGCGGAGAGTTTGAGGGAGCCGACCAGTTACGCCGAAATTACGGACGATGGTATTGATGTCGGCCTCGTCCTTTTGAGACTGGACAGCCAGGGAAGGATCAGCGCAGGCGAGGCCGTGAGCCTTCGACCAGGCGGCGCGGTCGATGTTGGAGATGGTACGGACGCGGGGAAAGTTGCTCATTTGATGAGTGCCCTTAAGAACTGGAGGAGTTTGCCTTCGGGGCCGGCGGAGGCCCAAAAGGAGGCTTCGGCTTCGGCGACGGGAATCTCGGCTTCCTTAGCGCGAGCCATAGCCTCGTTATAGCGGACTTCCAAAGCCGCCAGCTGGTCAGCGTATTTAGCCTTAGCCTGGGCAATGGTGAGGTTCTCGCTGTTGATCTTTTCAGCAAGGCGAGTGACGGCGGTATTCGAAATGATGCTTTCGGTTTCCGCGGTAATTTTCCGCATATCGGCATCCCAACGGGCTTGAGAGGACGCGGATACGCCGGTGCCTTTGCCTTCCTCGAGATCGGTTTGAGCTTTAGCAGCGTTGCGGTAGTCGACGGAGTTACGGTCGATTGTGTTTTTGATGTTTTTAGCGTCAGCCGAGGCCCAGGCGTCATTGGCGGCAGCATCAGCAGCTGCAGCGCTGGACTGTTTAAGCTCAGTATCGGCCTGAGTGTTTTTGGCCATCAGGTAGGCCTGGGGAATTTTGGTGACGTTCTGAGCGAGGCCTTCTAACTCATTTTGCATTACAGCCCCGGCACCGCCGGGAGTGGATGCGCCGCCTTGAGAGAAAGCGAGCATCGGGTTTAGGCCGGCTTTACGCATATCGCGCATAGCGCGTTGATACGAGGTATTGGACATCCGCTCCTGAAATTCCATTTGCTTTTTGGCAATTTTCAGGTTGGCGGCATTGGCCGACGAGGCGCCGAGCATGGAGAGGCCGCCGCCAATGGCGGCAGACCCAATCATGCCGGCGCCGATCCCGATGGCCATTAGAAGTGATCCACCAGGCCCGGGACCGAGTACATCGGGAGAGGACGAGCCGCTTTGTTGCGGAACAGGCAGTCAAGGACGAACTGCCGTCCAGTCTGCTCGGTCGTCGCGATAATGCGATCGATCGGCGGATTGTCCTGGATAAAGGTGTCGTTAAGGGTCGGCAGAGCCGTGAAGTGCTGCGCGAGGTGCCAGACGTCGAGCGGCTGGGCGAACGTCGAGCGCAGCTGGCCCGTGATGAGCGAGGGCTTGTAGCGGTATTCGGCCCAGCGTTCCTGATAGCCGAAGACGTCGTTATCGGTGGCCGTGCCGGTGCAATAGATTTCCTTGTTGAGCACGGCCTGTTCGCCGAGCATGGCGAACACCGGCCAATAGAAATCGTAGCGGGTAGAGCGCGACCAGATGCGGTTCAGTCCCTGCTGGTAGTTGAGATCAGCGCGGACGGACACCAGGCCGACGACGTAGCCGTGCTCGGTGAAGGACTGGGTAAAGCCGTTGCGGGACACAGCCGTACCGAAGGCCGACAGGGTGCCAAGCGGAGTGTCCGTATACGCCGGCGTATTGGTGCCGGTGCCGGAAGTCTGAGCGATGGGCGAGATGTTGACCGGGACGGAGCCGCCGCCTAGGTATTCAGGACGCTGTAAGCGAGCGTCAGGAGACAAAACGCCGAAATGACTGCGAACCAACTCAGTATAGCGAGTGCCGCCACGAGCATCCCGCTCCAGAAGCTTCTGAATCTGGAATGCCTGGCGCAGCTGGTTGATGGTTGCGGCGGTAGCTTCGGACAGATCGGCATAGAGGTTGTCCGGGTAGATGTTGGTGCCGTTGCCGGACCAGGTATTAGCGGCGCCGACGACGCCAGTCGCCTGGCCGAGAGCGGCAGAGCCGGTCATTGCGGCGCCATTGTCCCGGGTAACGTGCATGGCGGTTTGTGCCCCGGTAACGACAGCCGTCGCCGAGGTACGGACCGGCGCCTGGGTGCCGAGCGGGAGGGTGACAGAGTCGCCCTTCTGGACCCAAGGCAGGCAGGACGTGAAGTAATCGTGACGCTTACCGCGCCGCAGCAGGCCGTAGTTGGTATTCGGCTCAGACGAGTCGCCGGTATTGAGCGGCGCGGGGTTCTGCAGGTTCTGATCGCGGAACCATTCGTTCCAGATCAGGTTGTAAGCGCGGAACGGGAGAGCGTTGGTGGCGATGGTAGCGCCGGCCCCAATCTGGCCGGCGGTCGGCAGGCCGAAGTAATCGCCGAGGCTGGCCT